AGCCAGCCCCGAACTTATCGTAAGGTCGAACTTTGTACGATCGTTGATTTTAAATCCTATCCAATCCTCTAACGTTCGGTTAAAATACATCTTTCCGTATTCTCCACTATCATAATTCTCTCCGACGTGCGTGTGGATGTATGCCTCTATGGCCTGGGCGTGCGCCTGTATGACGTCCTGAGAGTTCGAAGGTATACCTTTGGTCTTGACGTTGATTTTAGAATTCGGAGTGCGCAGGTGTTCGGGTCTGTCCATAAGATACCCGTCGTAACCCCTTGATTCAAAATATCTCACAATACCGTACTTGTTGTTTTCCACGAGGAGCGGGTACCCGTAAAAGAACGCAGCCATGAGTACGTCTTCGTAGAATATCTTCGCCAGATCTGGACGCGAGGCATATTCTAGAACGAACATATTTGACGGGTTCTCCATATGGAACTTGTTGTACAGGTGCATCGCCCCCTTAGAGCCCCTTCCGTCTACAGTGGCATCGAGGTCGTACGAGTCGACACCCCCGCAGCCTCTGTCTGCAAACGGGGCCACAAGCTTGTTTCTCTCTCTACGTATGACGTTGCGCTGATCCGCAGGAGGCATCCAGGCGACACGGAACCTTCCGTTCGGGTCGGGGGAGAAGACGGCTTCTTTGTCTTTCTCTTTCCAGATAAAGTTACCTCGTACGACGGGGTTCGGATATAGCTCGTCGTTGTACTGTATCTGTTGGTAGATCTTGCCGATGTTGAAGAGGCTCCCCTCGATGCTGTCTCGGAACGCCTCGTCCTCTGTGAACGGAAACTGTCTGGTTATCTCGTTCAGCTCCGAAGGGTTGTGCTTTAGCGCTTCCCTTTCATTCTTAAGATACGTCCGAGCTCCTTGCGAAACATCGAGGCCATCAAGGCCGTCCACAGGAGAATCAGGGTCAGTAACGATTGGTCTTCCATGTTTATCAAAAAATCCTTCTAATGATTCGTCTGCAGGAATAAATAGCCTATACAGGCCACTCTTGGTCCTCCCATTCGCGTTGCGATCCATCGGATCGGAGTCCTGCCAAAGATCCTTGTACTCCTTTCCCCCCTTGTCCATCGGGTTTACGGTACTTCCGACCATTGCCTTTCCGACTATGTTTCGCCCGACGATCAAACAGGTCCGCTGAATCCTCCATGCGTCCCTTATGTCTGTAGGTTTTTCCCATTTTCCTGCTTCGTCTAGATACAGCAAATGTAGCTTCTCGCCGTCATATGCGTTGTTAGTTGTGTTTTTCCAGTTTATGACCGTATTAAGAGCTTCGCCCTTCTGCGCAGTCTTATTCTTCTTCGTGATTCTCTTACTCGGCTCGCGAAAAGCCAGCTCCATGCGTGGGTTCGTGGTACCATCCTGTATGGGTTTAAAGAAGAAGGGGTAGTGGCGGAACATGTACACCACCTTCTTCATGAATATATTTTCTTGCGCGTCCTTACCTGTCTTGGACTGAATGCCTAGGAGCTTGTCTTTGACCTGCGTAGCTTCGTCGAGAAGCACGGCGGAGCAGATATTAGTGTACCCACTCCGCCTGCACTTCGTATAGAGCTGCCCTATGCAGCGCGGATCCGCCTCACACGCTGCCAAATGTAAGAAAATATCTCTTTGGAACTCCAGATAGCTGGGATGGCCTATATCCATCCGCGTCCACTGGAGCATCATGTAGTGCCTACCTGTTATGTATGTAGGCCTACCCGCATTATAAAACCAAAAGCCCTCACGCCTACGGCGAAATTCTTCCTCGATATACGGAGAAAACTTTTGTCGAAACTCCCTTGGCATCTCCCCCCACTCATCCATAGACTTAATACGCGACAGTTCCTCAGGCATAGAAACCCTCTTCCACACCTGCATGTGGTCTGGGTCTCCATGTCCTTGAATTTCCTTCGCGGGAGGCTGAACGGGAAGCATAATGAGTAATGAACCACGTTCAATAACTTCACCTTGCGTACCCTTGGGACAAATTGAGATAGCAGGTATATCATATCCTTCTATATCTATTAGGACGGACATCAGAGCACCTGACCGAGGCGGTTTCTTTTAAACGAAGGCATCCCCGTTTTTGGATCTGCCAGCTCCATGTACTGCCCGCACGGACACTTGATGTCGTGACGCGCCCTCCCGTCGATAAACTTAATGCCGACGTTCGTCTTTTCTTCTTCGTGCTCTGTGCACCCGCATATATACTTAGCCATGTTATCTCCCTTGTGATCTGTAAGCCTTCTTGTAGTTCTTCGACGTCTTGATGTTCGACGTGCGTGTCTTGGCGTGCACACCTTTGCGGCGTACGCGCTTCTTCTCGATGGTTTGTGCTTGTTGTTTCATGTAAATTCAATTTGTACGCCCGACAGGACTCGAACCTGTAACCGTTTGCTTAGAAGGCAAATGCTCTATCCTGTTGAGCTACGAGCGCTTGGAGTTCCTGACCTTGGGTCGGTTGTTGGCTCGGTTCAGTGCGGCTCTCATAAAGCCTTTAATTCTACGTCCAGAATGCGCCGCATCCTTCCCGTCGCCGTTACCGTATGTTCCCTTCTGTCGGTTGTATTTGTTCAGCGCGGCACGGTACTTCTTCGCTGCACGGGACTTCCCGTACTTGGCGTATTCTTTCTTGTAGTCTCGTTCCATACTGCAAATATAACAATGTTGGGGCGGTGGGACTTGAACCCACGACTTCCTGTGTATAAGACAGACGCTCTAACCAACTGAACTACGCCCCAGTTAATTGCCCTATTTTGCGTAGAGGGCCGTCTGACGAAAGGGAGAAACCGCCTCAGTCTAGAAACTCGTCGTTCCAAGAATCCTCCCAGAACCTAAAATCTACTTTATTCATCTGATATACAATTTCTTTCCAATCACTTAGAGAATCTTTCAGCGAAACCTCCGCTGTAGTCTTTGGCTTGTTCGATTTCTCCATTGTCTCTGAGGTCTTTGATCATTTGTTCTAGTCGCTGTCTCTCCACCAAGAGCTCTTTGCAGTCGGTGGCTGTCTGCTTGATGGATTGTAGCTCCGCCTTCCGTGCGGCACCCCCTGCTTCTGGATCCACAGGCTTGCGCACTTCGTCGATCATATTGTTGATCGCTACCTCCATGCTGAGCATGAGTCGCTCTGCGGCCTCAATCGTTGTGAACTTCTTCCTCGACATACAGCAAATCTTCTGCGCGGACACGATAATACGGAGAATCGTCGATAATAATCTTATAGTCCATGTCTTTTTTTATCCCCACTACGTCTCCGACTTTCAGACCCAGCTCTTCCAGCCACGGAGCCATGAACGCTACACGTGCCTTTGTGACCTTGGATTCTTCGAGTTTTACTACCTCTATGAGGTCGCTCTGTGTCCCTGGCTCTATTTCTTCTACGTGCTCCAACAGAGACCATCCCGCAAGAGGCTGTATCTCTCCCGTATCCTGGCATTTGTAGGCGATGGCTTGGTTGTTGACGGTGTGTACGGGATCGTACCTCACTACGTAGTGGTTATCGTTTCCTGTAAGCACCTGCCCTTCGTTTAGCACGACTAGGTGGTGGAAGTACAACGTGTCCCCTTGCTTTACGCCTGTGTCGTACTTAAGAGGGGAGCATACGACGGGTCCGTCTGTGACTCGGTGCTCGAAGTCTTTGAACTTGGGGTCTACGTACAGCTCGAAACCACTGTCCGTCTTGATTGTGTCCTTGAGCTTCTTCTTGAGCTCAACGACGAACAACTCTAGAGTCTTCATGAATTAAAAGTTACAGTCGTATTCAATTATGCACGGCATCTCGTCCACGGATTTCCAGAGGACCTGTCCGCCGTCTTGTTGCAAATATACGAGGTATCTTTTCTTGTTGTATCTCACAAGGTGCTCTTCGTCCATAACTATGGCGCTAACTTCCCCAGCTCCCGCGCGCATACCTATAAAATAGGCCATGGCGTCTTTAGGATCACGGCCTATGATGATCTTTCTTATAAGTCCAGTCATAATGAATTTTAGTTCAAAGATATGTCCAAACCGTCGAATAGGTCGTCGAAGTCCAGGCCTCTGTCTATATCTTTGCTGTCTTTCCAGGTGTCTTTGGCGAAGTCTACGACTATGTCTAGCTCGTCGGAATTCTGTACATTGTGAGAATATATAGCCTTCATTCTAGACGTGTCTTCGTCCAGCTCGTTGAGAACCCCTACTACAAGCATAGACAACACCCTGTCTCTCAGTTCGTATTCGTCTATGAGTAGCTCCAGCTCTATAGCAAGTCTGTGTACTTGCATCAAAAAATCGTCATCAATCATAGCTAATTTATTTTATGCCAAGAAGCAAGGTTCCTAAAAAACGAATGTTCCGCGACTTCGCCAAGCAAGATACGAAGTATATTAAAAGGAACAACTTAAAGAGACTCAAACAGATACGTCACAAGGTTCAAAAAGAATGGGATGTGTCTTTCGCGGATCTGGAGTTTTTATTATGGGGGTACGATCTGCAGTTCTTCACCATAGACTATGCATCCAAAGATCTAGACTACAACAAGACGAATCTATCGAACCGAATCATCTACCCTCTGCAGTCTAAGGGTATGCTCTATAAGCATTTCGACAAGCTAACACCGTCACAAACTCTGGAAGATCATCTCTTTCGTGACGAGACAAAATACAACTACAGAGTCAGATACGCACTTACGCAAAAAGCCCGATTGCTGGTACAGACTTTTTACAGAGAGCTAGAGAGATAATTACATAAGCTCCTTTACGGCAGCAAGCAGACACGTAGTGTTTTCTACTTCTCCCCCGTCCGCAGTAACTCTCGAAGCAAACACAGATACGATCATGCCTGCGGCAGACATAGGGGTGCCGCCGTGTACAAGAGATGTGCCCAGACCCAGCATTATACTTCTTCTTCTGTAGGTTCAGGGAAAAGCTCTGGACGCTGCACCTTGCATTCAGCAACCCACTCTGCGATAGCGCTAGAAGACCCAAAGATATGAACCCCCATGGGAGCGCACCACACCATCTGAGCATCCCAGTCTGGGTCAGGCTCACCGTTCCACAGCACGTCTACGTGGTAGCTGTCTGACAGCACTGGGGCTGTAAGCTCGTTACCTTCTTCATCATACGTCCCTTTAGTCGTCACGATGTGACCGAGACGCACGATAGAGTGCGAATGCGTAGGGTTGCCTTCGTCGTCAAGACCGAGGGCGTTGATCTTCGTGCTGGCAGCGCCTTGGCTACCGAACTCGTACTTCCTGAAAACTTTTTTCATGTGTTATGCTGTTGTTAGTGCGATGCATTCTGGGTCTGTTAGTGCCGTTGAGAATCCTGCAAGTTGCTTCATCTTAATTGTTGAAACGATACCTCCATTATATTGAGCATTAAAACCAAAGTATTGAATGTCTAATGAAGCATCTCCTGTATATGTTTTGTTTAGAACGCCATCAATAAACACCTTGGCTTCTTCGCTACTCCATTTAATGGCAATCTTGCTTCCTCTCAAGTTTTGGTAGCTAGGTGTGGTTTGCAATAAATTACTGCCACCTTTACGAATCAAAATAGTGTTATCACCTGCATACTCTTCAAAGTATATTACATTGTCTATACTTGAAGTAGACACTTCATTAAATACAAGAATCTTATTAAATCCACTTGCAGAGGTATTAGTATCATAGTCTCCTATTTCAAAGAAGATTGTACCTGTACCACTTGAATGCACAACAGCACTCTGCAAGAAACAACTATCCGCATTCCTCGTCACACCAAGAGCCGTACCGTAGTTAGGGATGTAAGAAGTAGCGTAGCTGCCGACCTCTTGCATTGCTCCCCATACTTCAACATCTCTTGCAGTCGCTCCACTATATGTGTTTAATGTTATCTTGGTTGATGCTATTGCATTATATTGCTCAATTCTTTGCCACTCACCATTAAGAGTGAACAAAGCCTCCGAACCATTAGATCCAAACTTTATTGTCTCTCCTGAAGTTCCTTTGATGTAGATTGTAGATACGTTTCCTGCTGATACACTTGTTTCATCTCTTAGCTCATTACTTGCCCCTCCAAATTGTATTCTTGAAGAGTTCTTGAGACCATCGGGGCTGATTCCATAATTAGATGTAATCGTAATAGTACCTGTCTTATCCCAAGTCTCAAAGTATTCCGAGTAAGGAACGTAGTTAGTCCTCGAAGGCTCCATCAAAAGCTGAGCACTACCGCTTGTATAGTCGATACGTGGGAGGTTGTCAAGAACACCAGCTTTACCTGTCTCGTCGTCAGACTCTAAGTAGTCAGTAGCCACCAACCCGTATTCAAACTGAGCGTCTTGAATGTAGATACCCTTTCCGTAATTAGAGTTACCGTTGTACGCAGCAGCTTCGCAAGCGTAGATTGCAGCGGCTGTAGTAGAAGTAGTTGTGGGGTGAGAAATAGAAAACCTCCACCAACCACCACCCACTTCGATACCATCTGAGTAGATGTCAGGGTAAGAGATAATTGAGTTCACAGCAGTTCCATCCAAAAGAGAGAACACGACGCCCTTGTTACTTCCTTGGATGTAGATTCCAACATAGTCGTAATCTTTCTTCTTTGCGTACACGCTAAAAGTTCTCAATCCTGTAGAGCTGAGCCCAGTGGAAGTAGTGTTGTCCATACCAACGCGAGAAAACGTGCTACTATCCGCTCTCAAGAACCATGCGTCATTTGTTCCGTCATAACCATCGTAACCGCTTAAAAGAGTGGCCTGAGCAGGAGTCCATCCAGTAGCTGTAAAGTCATTGGAGCTTTTGATAAGGTTCTCTCTGTACTTCTCAATCAACCCGTCTTTGTTTACTCTCGTAGCAGCGATGTCTGCCCCACGAGAGAATGTAAACTCACGAGGGAGGTACTTACCAGAAGTATCCCCTACAGCATACCCCAGCAAGCTACCAGTGCCATCTCCGTTATCTTTTGCCGCCCAGTTACCTCCACCGAGCTCTAGTGATGCGTTACTCATATGCTGTGTAGTTTAGTGCTGATGCCATGACGTTAAATGATCTGTAGCTCGTAGCCCCAGTAAGGATCTCTGAGTCGTTGTTAGACAGGGCTGTTGTAAACAATATTGCTTGGGATACTTCGTGACCGCTTTGTTCTGCAGCGCCCGTTCTATACAGGTTCATTTTACCAAAGTGATCCTGAGCAGTAATTGTTTGTGTATCGTGCAGCTCACCGTTTATGAAGACGTCCATCGTAGTGTCATCCATCCTAGCCAGAACCTTGAACGAATCTCCGATGTTTAGAGCTTTAGATGTTGCGTTTGTAGAGGTACCGCTAACTCTATGTTGAACGAGAAAATTATATGTAGAGCTAGTTGTGCCAGAACCGAAAAAAAGTAATCTATTATTGTCGTCAGTTCTCAGCTGAAAAAAACTTAGCTGAGCAATGTTTGGCGCAAGGTGCTTCCCCTCAAAGAATACAGAGCACGTAGTCCCCATCGTAATCCCATGCTCTAGCTCTCCTGTTACATCTTGATCCCTCGTAACGGTAGCAGCAGCACCGTAGTTAGGCATGTAAGAGGTGGCGTTGCTGCCTTCTTCAAGCTGAGCACCGTAGATATATATGTATTCGTCCCCGTCAGCTATCCAAGTAGTATCCCCGTCACCTTCATTGATAAACACTTGAAGTGCCGCACTGGTGTTTGTGTTTCCAGCCTCCGTAACAGTGCATCTATACCATCCGTCTCCCATGCTGGTCATTGATGAAGTGCCTCCACTATCAACTGTTCCTGGATTTCCGTTCGACAAGTCAAACCACGCGCGAATCTGGTTACTTGTGCCATTTAGTCTTAACCTAATAAAGTCAGTGTTTCCTTTTTTTGCAAATATTGATGCTGATACAGCCCCACTTGGAATAGTGGCAGATGCGCCATCTATTTGGTGATTAACACTACTGGCATTGAATTTAGTCTGAAGCTTTGAAGCATTTAATAGACCTTCTGGGGAAGTTGTATTATTGTCTGTTACTGTAGCACCCGAATCAGTCCATGCGCCAAAGTACTCGCTCTGATCAACGTAGTTCGTCCTCGTAGGCTCCATCAACAGAGCTGGGCATCCACCACCAGTATAGTCAAAGCGTGGTTCGTCTTCGAGCAAACCAGCAGTAGCTGTAGTAGCACCAGTTTCGATGTAATCTGTTGCTACAAGACCTAGTTCTAACTGAGCATCTTGGATGTAAATGGTTCCACTTGTGCCGCTTAGGTTTCCGTCATTTTCTGCGAGTCTTACTCTAAATTGAGAAATATCAAAAAAAGTTGTTAAACTAATTCTATACCACCCGTTTGCTATCAATTCAATTTTAGCATCAATCACACCATATGCGCTGCCATAATCAATCCCCTTTACACCGTCATCTACTAATTGAAAGTATTGTCTGGGGTTTGGAGACGCTGACTCAAGTTCCAATGAAACCCAATCTGTACTTCCCGCTTTAACGTAAACACTTGCTGTACTTACTCCGCTCGCCGATGTAAATTGTCTAACATAACCCCCAACACCAATCTGTGTGAGCAGCCAAGCATCGCTACTTCCATCGTAGCCCGTTTGTCCCCCTACAATTGATGCGCTTGGGGTACTCCAAGTCGTATTGAACGTATTCGACTGAAGCAGCAGGTTCTCCCTCCCCTTCTCAATAAACCCGTCAGGTCCTACACGAGTAGCAGAGAGGTTGCTACCTCTAGTGAAAGTGAAGTCGGCTGGTATTGATTCTACCTCCACGACAGAAACGTTATCTACGTCTACGTCTACAGCAGGGGCTGCAGCAGAAGTCGTACTGTAACGAGCGATAGTAAGTGTAGTTGCACCTGCGGTAAAATAGAATACGTAAGATCCAGAGGTTGTAATCTTACCGATGTTTGCATCAGCAGATCCGTCTTGAATCTTAATCGCGTAGTCTTCACCATTGATATTTACAGTAGCGTCGAGCGCCACCCTATAGTGCTTACCCACGGTAAACACATTGTTTTGACTGAGGTTGGACCAAACGCCAGCCGTGCTAATAACATTACCCTTGCCGCCAGAAATGGTAGACTCACCAACTTTGGTCCAGTCACTGTCAGTGTCAAAGCTACCGTTTGTTATAAGCTCTCCACTAACAGGGTTGGGTTGTGGCTTCAGGTTGTAAACCTTACCATCCTTACCAGCTGCCCCTCCAGCTAAGAATACTAATGATGCGTCATCGTAAAAGCTCATGTCTTAAAGTCCTTTGCCGAAGATCACTTCGTAGTAAGTTTTTCCGTTATCGTCTCTGCAAGCCTTGAGGCACCTCTTACGATTAACCCCATCATAAACATAAGAGACGTGCACCCAATCAGGATTATCGTCATCACCAAACTCCCAAATGAGCTGATCGAACTCCAGATTTTCTTTAATCCAGTTGAAGATCTGAGCGTTTGTACAACCTCCGTATACGTCTGCATCGAGATCGAGTGCTCTTCCTTCCACATGCTGACTGCGGCCGCTCCCACCGATAGCAGTGTTGAGCTCAGCCGAACGATAGCCTGACGACACGTATATAGGAGTTCCGAAAGCGCTCCTAAGAGGTTGAAATACATTGATTGCAAGCTGTCTGAGATTTTCTGTAGTCCACTCATCTGGTGTATTGTCTATGCCGAGTCTCTTAGCGGTTAGGCTTTTCGTTACTTCGGCGAGCGAGAGATTTTTTGACAGATTCATTGTTTAGGCGTCGTTTTTCGTTCTCTATGCGAGGATCTTTTCTTCGTTTCTTGGCATTGAAGTAATACTTCCTCATGCCGTTAACGAATTTTTACACTCAGAAATTTGGAGGTGTCGAAAATTGTCCATACAATGAGATCAGCAAACAGCTCAAAGTTACGAAAAACCTTTTAATACTTAAATACACACAGTTATGAACAAGCTTAAATTTACCGCCATTTTGGCAATCGTCCTCGGAGTTGGTTTTATTTTTATCGACGATGCTGCATCTAAGAACAATCGAATGATCGACCGAATGAACGGAGCTCAAATTGATCAGAGAATTATTACTGTAGGACATTTACTGTCGCCAATCAATTAAAAAAGGGGCTTATGCCCCTTTTTTTATCTGGCTCCAGGAGCTCTAGATAGGCCCTTTGCTCTTTCCATCCAGAATTCCCTAGGTTTCATTTCCCCAGCAACTCTCTTTCTTATCTGATTTCTAAACATCCAGTCCGCAATTTCCTCTGGCTCCATGGGTCTTTCCTCAACCTTTTTAGTTACAGGGTCAAGGTACCTAATCATTGTTGGAACTTGGCCAGTTCTCATTCTGTAATCAGCGACATATCCAACCTCATCTTTGAGGGGCATTGGTATAGTGGTCTTGCCCTCTCTTATTTGCAGATCTGGTCCTGGAGTCTTAATGAGCTTTATACCAAGCTTACGAATTGGCTCTATGTCATCTGGAGAAGGAGGCTCTTCCGTTTCCTCTTCTTGTCTTTGTGGGAGTTCTGGAATATCTCCTACTGGCATGTACACGTCGGTAGATGAAGTTCCGAACGCAGACTCTCTGTCAGACCTCGATTGCTGGAGCTCATTTAGATCTGAGAAGTCGCGCGGTTCTTTTTTTTTTGAATCTGGTTCGTATCCGCCAGTAGCTGCCTTCAGGGCGGCTATAAGGTCTTTAGTTGGATCTCCAGTTCCGCCGTCTTCCATAGAGACATAACCTCCAGCTGCTTGCTGGTTGATGTCATTTCCCATGGTTGACTGATTTGCAAGAATATTTTTCAATGAAGGCAAGTGCCTAGAAGATGCCAACGGAAGAGATGCCTTGAGTCTATCGTAATCTACGTCTTGTCCATACACTCCTCTAGAGATCTGGTTCATATCGGCCATCGAATACTTTCTTCCCGTATAGGGAGTAGAGGTATCAACCATACCAGTAAGCGAAGAGGCATTGGGGTCTACCCCTCTGTCCACTTCAAGCTGTCTATTTCCAGTCATATTGCCCTTGCCGCCCAGCTCTCTTTCTCTTTCTCTCTGGGCTTGCATTTCTTGACGATAAAGCTCTGATTCGGTCATTGGAGGCTCCTGACCAGCTGCACCAGTGTTCACCCCGCCTTCTGCCTTAATCAACCTAACATTTCCTCCGCGCGCCTGTCCCAGAAAGTTTTGAGCAAGCTGTCCAGCAACACCACCTAGAGCGTTTCCGACAGCTCCTGCGGCACCAGCGGCTCCTGCGGCACCAGGTCCAGCTCCTGCGGCTTGATTCTGACCAATCATGCCTGCGACATCGCCAACAGCTCCCTTGATACCTCCGCCGCCTGGAGCGAAGTTCGATGCCACATCCAGGCCCTTGCCTATTTTCTGTGCAAGAGGGTTGTCTGATTTCTGCAACAATCCGCCTGCCAATTCTGCGCCTGCACCTATAGCGGACCCTGGAGTTATTGCGGCCTTACCGACGCCCTGGAGGGCTCCGCTTCCAAAGCCCTTCCCTTGTGCCAAGTTAGAACCAACCTTGAGGAGGGCTCCACCGAGGCCGTAGTTGACTCTTCCTCCTCTAAAGTATGATCTTCTGTTGTACATGTTGCAAATATAGTAATTATGTGGTTGCGGCAAATACCTCTAGTTGCTGCGTGCCGCTAGAAGATCTGGCCATGATTAGATCTAGTGTGCCTTTGCCTGTAGCAAAGTATGTGTCGGTCCCGATGGCTGCAGACGTCGACAGGTCGTTAGCATCGAGGGCGGTGTTATACAGTGTATACGACTGTCCTGCCGCCAGTTTTACGAAATACTGGTCTGCATCCGTATCCTCGAAGCTCAGTGTAATGTAGTTCGAGTCGTTAGTTCCGAGGTTCGTAAGACGCAGATACTTAATCTTTGACGCGATAATCTGCCCCGCACCGTCTACGGTGCTAAACTTAAGCACATCTGTATCTGCACCATTCGGTATATCCATCACTCTGGAGTACACTTCGGTGATGCTCGTAATGTCTTTAACGTTCTCAGATCCTCGCTGGACCCCGTTAACTACAACTTCTTCCTTTACGGTGACTGTAAGTGTAGCCATTATCTAAGGTATTTCTTTCTGATTTTAGAACGCATAGCTCTAAGGAACGGGGTGTAGCCTCCGTCTTCGTTCTGAACCCTCGGTCCGCCCCTTCTCTGAAGGTCTTCCCAGGAGAACTCTGGCGTTATCTCCACCGACGGAAACATAGTGGCCCTTCTCGCCCCAATCCCCTCTGGATCCGAGTAAGGATCTGCCCCTGGACCGACTATTCTCTCCATGTTGCCTTCTTCTGGGCTCTTGGACTCTAGATACTCGTCCATAAGCCTCTCTCTTCTCTCCCATTTCTCTTGCTCCTCCGTCGGAAGAAGGGCTCTGGCCTCTCTAAGAGCTTCCGCTCTGTCTCTTACTGCCTGCCATTCGTCAAAACCTTCTCTAGACGGTCCGAGTGGTCCAACGTTGGGGATAAACTCATCAAAATCCTCCTCTTCTACGGCCATTTCAGGCAGTTCTTGGTCTTCTATCTCGGAAGCAAGTCTAGACGGGGCGTCTTTTTGAGCCATGGCGTCCTCTATGACGCGGTCTCTGGCTTCGTCACGCACATCTTGTGCCGTCTGCTCGCCCATAACTCTGCTTTCTTCTTGAAAAGCGTCCTTCTTGTCCTTCGTTTCCGCCCTCTGATCCAACCAGTCACCCAAAGCGTCTCCTGCGTTACCGAGGGCGCCTGTCTTGCTGGCTATAGCTAAAGCGGTCCCCAACCCTGCCCCCGTCATAAGCGCACCTTGACGGTTGGCTCTGTTGACTTCTCTGTCGAGCTCCATCAAGTCTTCGCGCTCTCCAGGGGTGAGATACCCCTTTTTCATCTTCTTGATGAGTTGACGACGCAGTTTTCTTCTTCCTTTAGCCATGTCGCAAATATAATTACTTATTTTTAAAGTATTCTACCTGCTTCAGCCGTCTCGTAGCCGCCAGCCTGCTGCTGTACGGACCACCTAGACTCTTGCCTTTCTTAGAGATGACGTAATACCCGTCTTTTTTCTTGAGAATCATTCTGTGAGAGATCTAAAATGTTCCTTTCTCCCTTCATCCTTCCCTTTATAGTGGCCTACATACCACTGATCTGCGTGCGAATCTGGGTCTGTAAGCACCGATTCCACAGATGTAGCAGGATCCTTCGCAAAATGGGCCGTAAACAGCATATCTTGGATCTCTGGAGACAGAGAAGTCACATCTTTGAGCTCTTCTTCTTCTATTCTTGGATAATCCATGCCTCTATCCGTCGCAATCTGCTTCAATCGGTTGTATGCTGTCTTCGCCGTGTCGTAATCGAACTGATACGCTCCCCTTCCTACCCCTACAGGAAGCATCACGCCGTCCACCTCAACCATCTGTACCTGCGTATACGGAGACTTTGAACTCGGTCCCGCCTCCACTGTACGCACTTTGTCTCTAAACGCAGAAAACGGTACCTCCATGTCCTGAAAAGGAGCCTGTACAATGCTGTCTAGACGCGCCAAATTGAGGTAGTTAGAGTCATCCCCTTCTTCGTGGAACTCCGTCCAGCCTATAGGCCGCAGATTCCCGTTAGAGTCAAACTCCCAACCCTTCGGAGGATCCCCTTTAAGAAGACGAACCGACTCTTTATGTCTTTTATTGAGTTTCATGTACAGCTTACCCGTATTTAACAGTCTTAATTGTCCATTGTGTGCAAACACCAAAACTATCAAGAACCGTTTCATCCATCATATCTGGATCGCAAAGTTATAACAGGATTTTTTAAAAGTCAATAGTCGAGTAAAACTTTATATGAGACCGCATAACTGCCTAAAAATCAGTGTTTTATGGTGCTTTGGGTGAATGCTGAAGCGATTTTGAAAATTTTTGGGAGAAATGTTTAGGGTGGGGATTATATGTATCGTGTGTGAAGAGCCACAGCGACCCGAAATCGAAGATTTCGACCCCCCTCCCCTCGACAGACCCATTGGGTCTGAGGGTCATTTTCGGCTAACCGACTGTCGGACAGGTCTTTAGACCTGAGGTCTTAAAGCTACGCTTTAAGTGAAACCGATGTCGGGAAGTGATGCGTTGTTCCTATGCATAATGCGTTGACAATCACACCCTTCGACCCAACTGCTTGGAGTCTTACTCCAACCTGACTGCATTCTTGGCTCGGTTTGTTGTTGACAATGCTTAATAGCTTTAGCTATTAACAATTCAAATAGCAACAGCAAAATCCATTGGCGGAGCGGTGTGTGCACACCGTAGTCCACGTAGCCAACTTGTTGGCTTCCTGTGACTACCGAGATTTGGCCTCAACTATTACTTTATCCTTGGATAAAGGAATAAGATGTCGGCAGAGTAGAGGGATAGGAAGAAGAGAGAGAGGAGTCTATGACTCTCTCTTCTTTCTATTCCCTCCTAAGGGGCTTTGAGAGTCGGCTCCTTAGGTTAACCTTCAAACTTCATCTCCGATGAACAACTTCAATTTCAGCGACTGCCGTAAGGCAGTGAACCAAGCCACCTTCCGTCCAACCGCAGAGCGCAAAGCAGAAGCTCTCAAGCTTCTGATGGAAGCCGTCAACTTCATCAATGACCTCGAAGAGGTCAAAGAGACGAAGCCAAAGGCTAAGCGTCGTCGTAAGACGACGAAGAAGGCTACTCCACAGCAACGAGTTGCTGACAAGCAAGAGAAGGCCTTCCACGGCAAGGCAGACACCCCCGTGAAGCCTTCTGCGAAGGCTAAGACGGCTTCAGTAGAAGCCGCTAAAGCATCTCTTGCAGAGATGGATGAGAAGCGGTCTTTGGCTAAAGCCAAGAAGGTGGCGGCCAAGAAGGTGGCTCGCGGTGTTCAACCAACGGTTGAAGGGGACTCTCGCATTGCTTCCTTGGAAGCAAAGATTGAGGCTTTGACTGCGGCCCTCGCAGTGCATATGCAGTCCGCTCTGCCCACGGATGCTAACTTTGTTAGCATCGAAGACATCAATGTTCCATTCTAATCTTCATCAAAGATGAACATCATCGAAATCCTCGTCGTGGCTCTTGCTTCCTCGACCCTCGTAGTGTACGGCGCAGTGCTCGTATACGCTGAAATCTCTGATTTTTTCAACCTCTAAATTCATCAAAGATGAACTTCTACGACTACTTCGAATCAGTCCCCGTCTTCCTGTGTGCCCTTGCGGTTGTGCCCTGTGCGGCCTACGTGATTTGGGACGCCATCGACTTCTTCGTCAACGACTAAACCATTAGAGAGTCCGTGTATATACTCTCTCTGAACGTAGTGAAGAGAGTATATACACTGGACACTCTTTGACAAACATTTTTCAAACTTCAATTCAATTCCTATGCAGACCTTTGCAGACATCCGCCGTCAGCTGATTGCTGACATCCTCGACAGCCACCTCTCCTTCGATGCCGTCCGTGCTTGCACGGAGTGGGACGAACTCACCTGCCTTGAGCAGATGACCTTGGAGGACTTGATTGATATGTAATATCAATTCACAGGTACACTGACGAGCCTTGAGTAGGCGAAACACCCCAACGGGGTGTCTGTATCAAACTTCAATTCATCTACGATGACTATCGAATCTCTTTACTTCCTCGTCCAAAAGGGCGAAGGCTTCAGCGTGCGACCCGACGGATACCTTACCTATGCAGGAGACGGCTATGCCGTTGGCGGCGCGCATTGGAGGGTCTTCACGATGGCAAACGAAATCCTTTCGTTCAACGTGTTCAAGTACGAGATGGAGCGGCTTTCAGCAAACTCCATCGACGCGTCACAAGTGATTGGCGGATGGGTGGACGACGATGGAATCGTCTACCTTGAGGTCTCTGACGTAATCAAGTCAAAGCACGTCGCCATCGAACTCGCAAAAGCGCGTGGTGAGAAGGCCATCTACGACTTTGCTAACGCAAAATCCATCGACGTATGAACCTGTACCGAGCCTACTTCTACTATGGTAGAGACCGAGACGATTGGATGTCGCACGACTTTGCGGCCCACGACCTCACGAGCGCACTCGATCGAGCCACGCACATGGTGCCTTACGGATACAACCTTTGGAAGGTAGAACCGATTGACAACCAAGACGATAACTCAATTTCATTCAACAAATTCATCAAATGATTCAAGTCCTTATGTACACCAACGCGACGCTCGCAATCGCAGTGTTCGCAACGGGAGCATTTATGCTCATCGGCATGATTATCGAAATGTTAAACACTGAAAATCAGTAAGTTACAATGTCAAACTTCAATAAAAACTTCAACCCATTCCGTGGGCTGTCCTTCGAGGAACTCGTCGAGTCGTACCTGTACTACTCCGCAGTCGAGGACGCCGAAGCGGTCTCCCTCGTGGGGGACGCATACAACGAGGACATCTACTTGGACTTGCGTGATTTCGGCATCGGAACTGCCGACTTCCCTAAATAGAGAGTGTTAGTATATATACTCTCTCTGAACGTAGTGAAGAGAGTATATATACAACACCTCTCAATGTCAAACTTCAAAATTCTACCACAATGGTAAAAGACAACTTCTTCCAACGCCCCGTCGGTGCGGCGGTGCTCTTCCTCAACGACTTCCACCACGGACGTCGGTTGAACGACCTCAATCGGTGTGCTCGGCTTGTGCCATCTGACGTGAAAGGCATGGCCTCTATGCTTGCGAACACACCACAGGCTGACGACGCCACGGCAAAGCTTGCCATCGACCAACTCGTTTCATGGGCTGACGAAGCCGAAAATGCAGAGCAATGAAATTCACACACACATTCAAGACACACACACCAAGAGGCAGTGTTGTATGCGCCGAGATTTGGTTAGACCCTGACACGAATTATGGTGGAGGGTACGAGATTTGGGACGAAGCCACGGGTGGCAATCGCATCTACATCGAAGGCGTCCTCGAAACGGAAGATTCTTCTGACGGAGACGGCAACGAAGCTGTCGTGCTCACAGGGTACGACGGATGCTTCGAACTCCCTGACTACATCATCAAAGCCCTCGAAGAGAAGGGCGTAATCATTGACCTATGAACATCTACGAGAAAGCCGTTTCAGGGTTAGCCCTTGCAGGGCATGACGCCTCCATCATTCAGCAATCAGCAACCGACATCGGGGTGTGGATTCAGGTGTGGTCACACGACGTGCTCGACAACCGAGAGTTCCGCATCCACGACGAAGAGGTTACTTGGTGGGCAGAATACTACGAAGAACAACAAAACGAAAAGCAATGACACAACACAATAAGTGCCACAAGTGTGGCGGCGAGGGCATCTTCCTCGGCTCACAAGAGACGGGTTTCTCCGCAGGGGGATGGGTACAGGAGTGCCACGACTTCGAGTGCGAGGACTGCCAAGCAACATGGGATGTGACCATGGAAATTACACCAACAAATAGATTCAATCACGACTGACATGAAAAACGTAAAGAAAATGACGAACGACGAGTTCATGAGCCACCTCATGACGGGGTATAACAACCACGGCCCACTCGTGCAAATGGTAGTCATCGACTGCCTTCAGCGTGGCCTCGACCACTACATCTCACACAAAGATGAAATCCTCGCCGCCCACAAGGCAGACCGCGAAGCGGGCAAGATGTCTTTCATCAACATGGAGGCATGGGTGGCGTGCTGTGAGGAAACACAACAACGAATCGACGACAAGTACTCATGAAGCTACCAATGAATATCGACACCGAGGTGTTGCTCGACGTGAGCATCGCCCTAAACGAGAGAACCGCATCCAATCAAAGCGGTTACGTTAACCTCGTGAACGTGTGCAGAAAGCACGGGTTGAACTACTTCCAAATCAACGACATTATCGCACGTGTGGAGTCAGACCTAACGGACATGATTGTCGAGTGCATCGAAGAGAACGCAGAGAATGGTTAATTGAAGTTTGACCAAGAGGGGTGGCGTGTAACGTCACGCCCCCCTCGACCCATTACCCTCTCAATCATTTTGAAACATTACCTTGTCGGGTGTGGTGGGGTAGCCAGTCATCCACGATGATTAAGTCGGTTGATTGGGGGGGACATCCATGTTGGAGGAACCGTTATGGCTATCAATGACTGACTGCTCGGAAAGACGGGCATCGCTTTTCAAGGGAGCGCAGTCGGTGCGTACACTCGATCGAGTGGCAGTTGTGTTCGAATCCCAACCTCCCTTCTATGTGTGAGTGTATATACTCCTTCTGAATTTATGAAGAAGGAGATATACACGAACACTTCAACTCAAATTCAAACTTCAATTCAATCAGCATGAAACAATATGCAGTAATCCACGCCGTCGCAGGACTCTTCGAAGGGTACTCCGACACAACCTGCGAGTTCTTCCCCAAGCGGGGCTTCGCAGAGAAGCACATCCTCCAAATCCTCAACGACTACCGAAATGATGAGATGTGTGTCAACATCGAGCATCAAGAGGGTGGCGATGTCGAGGTCACCATGACCCGTGAGTACATGGACTACCACGCTTGCGTCCCGTTTGACATGGAGCACGACGATTGGGTGGCGGAGAACGGCGACGATTGTAGTGTCGAGGTCTTCCGCATCATCGAGATTGACTGCGAACGTTACGAGAACGCACCCTCTACCGAGCATATGTGGCTGACGTGGGACCAACAGGATACTTGCCAAGCATGGGACTACACCCCGCTTTGTATGTCCTTGGTGGCTCGTGTGTCCTCTGATGTGATGGACAACACAGGCAAGTACACTTGCTACGAGACCTATATGTACCAACTCACGGAGTTCATTCAGTCGGTGTACTACCGCTCCCATGCGTTCATCGACATCGACGACTACACCTTGCACGCTTTCCGTATCCCAAAACCACAAAGTGTCAAATGAAATCACCTCAAAGTGTCAAAAACCATCATTAACCCCCAATCCGCACCACAAAGGTGGAAATAAACATCATGAACAACACAATCAACTTCAGCGACGAGCAAAAGCAAGAGCTAATCAATCGTATCAGCGATGTGCTCAACGAGACAGGCGCATACTCCGCCCTGTACAAGCTACTCGTTGTCAGCGAAGAGGTGATGCTTCACTCTGACATGGAGAACCTCGCCGAAGAACTCGAAGAATTCATTTTTAACTACACACAAATCGACGAACAATGAACATCGACGACATCATCAAGTACGAATCGGGCGAACTCAACGACGCCCAAACCCTGTGCCTTTTCTCCAACCTCA